AACGTGTTTGTTGGTTACTGGGAACACCAGTTTTGAAGATCGGCAAAGAGCAAAAGAACAGATACTTGCCAAAGAAAAAATGTGCATTGCTGGAAGCAGGCAAATATTTTCAGAGGGAATTTCAATCAACATCCTAAGTTGTGTAATTTTAGCAGTTCCTATGTCAAACGATAGCTTGCTAGAACAAATTGCTGGTAGAATTATGCGAATGCATGAGGGTAAACTAGATCCAATCATAGTAGACATTCAATTTGCTGGTTATGCAGATAAAAAGCAAAATACAGATAGGTTAGGGCTTTATCTACGCAAAGGCTGGCAAGTATTAGCCTAGATAAAATTTCACTTGTCAAATTGTATCCAAAATGGTATAATATTATTAAGTTTCAGTATATGACCCTTTTCTTCAACCTTTCATTGCTTGAGTCCGAAACACAGTGTGACTCTACAAAATTAGTTGAAACTTTAAGATTGCATTTTATTAGAAAATCTATTCCTAAAAACCAATACAGTAAAATCAAACCGATTTTTAACTTAAAAGGTAATAGCTTTCTAATAAACCCTGCTATTTTATTTACTGATACCAACACAGATATTGTACACAAAGCACAATATATAAGGTTAGCGGGGCGTAGAAACTACGCAATATACAAACACTACGGTTATACATATCTAGACCTATCTTATTATTCAGATATTGACCTAAACGCAATAAAATCAAATCCGCTACTAAAAATAACAGAAAACAAAATCCACTTCAAATACGAGGAAAATAAAAATGGCACTTAGCTTTAAAAATACCAAAGGTAAAGCACAATCAAACAAAGTCGAATCTTATGAATACAAAGATGGCGAAAACACGGTCCGCTTAATTGGCGGAGTTCTTCCACGATACATTTATTGGCTGAAAGGCACTAATAACAAAGATATTCCAGTTGAATGTTTGGCGTTTAGTCGTGAAAAGGAGAAGTTCGATAACATTGAAAAAGATCATGTTACTGAGTATTATCCAGAAGCAAAATGCTCTTGGAGTTATTCTGTAAATTGTATTGACCCTAAGTCGCAGAAAGTTGTTGCTCTTAACTTGAAAAAGAAGTTGTTTGAGCAAATTGTTACAGCGGCTGAAGATTTAGGAGACCCTACTGACTATGATACAGGTTGGGATGTTGTATTCAAGCGTGTAAAGACAGGCCCACTGCCTTTTAATGTTGAGTATACCCTGCAAGTTTTACGTTGCAAAGCTCGCGCACTCAGTCCTGAAGAGCGTGCCTTAGCAGACGCTGCTAAATCTATTGATGAGAAATTTCCTCGTCCTACGGAAGCAGACGTAAAAGCATTGTTGGATAAGATTACAACCCAGCAAGATGAAGACGGCGAAGCCGAATCTTCAGAGCAAGAAGCAGTCAAAGAACTAGGTTAAAAACTTAAGCCCGCTAAACGAAATGCTTAGCGGGCTTTTCTGTCTCAAGGACAACATGAAAGTATTATTTACAGCTGACGTACATATTAAATTGGGTCAGAAAAACGTTCCTGTAGCGTGGGCTAAAAATAGGTTTGATATGCTTTGGCAGCAACTAGAAACATTGCAATCAGAGTGTGAATTATTTGTTGTAGGCGGAGATGTTTTTGACAAACTTCCTAATATGGAAGAATTAGAAACTTATTTTGATTTAATCAATCATTGTAAAATTCCTACAATTATTTATGCAGGTAACCACGAAGCTGTTAAAAAAGACACAACATTTTTAACAAATCTAAAGCAAGTTACCAATCGCCTAAATCCACTAGTAGAAATTATTGATGACTACTGTAAGGTGGAAAATATGGACTTTATACCATATAATAAATTGAAAGAATTTGAAAAGAATCCTTTCCAAATTCGTGGAAACATTTGCTTTACACACGTTCGTGGAGAGATTCCTCCACACGTAAAGCCCGAAATGGATCTAGAGTTATTTGCTAGTTACGATGTTGTTTTAGCAGGTGACTTACACAGCTATGAAAACTGTCAGAAAAATATTGTCTATCCTGGCAGTCCCGTTACTACTAGTTTTCATCGTCATAATGTGGATACTGGTGTTATTATATTGGATTCCACAAGTCTAGAACATGAGTGGCGTAAGCTACAACTACCACAACTTATTCGTAAGACTGTTGGAGTAAGCGACCCTAAACCGCCAACAGACTATGACCACACAATTTACCAAGTTGAGGGCGATATGCAAGAACTTGGTGAGCTGGAAGACAGCGACCTAATTGATCGCAAAGTAATTAAGCGCGATACGGACAGCGCATTGATCCTAGACAAAGAAATGTCTATGAGTGAAGAAGTACGTGAGTATCTTGCATATATACTAGAATTGCCTGAAGATACTGTTGAACGTGTATTAAAGGAGTTTCAAAATTATGCAGACAAAATTGAATCGGAATAAAGCAGAGGTTTGGTCACAAACTAACTGTCCCGCTTGCCAAGAAGCAAAACGTTTGTTAACATCATATGCTATTGAATATACTGAGTGTATGATTGGTGCAGGCACATATACAAAAAAAGATTTAATTGAAAAAGTGCCTAACGCTCGCAGCGTTCCACAGATTTTCCTTGATGGTGAATATGTTGGTGGCTTACCAGAACTAAAAAAGAGATTAGCCGTAAATGATAACTATAAAACAACTACGATGGGCTAACGCCTTTAGCTACGGAAAAGATAATAAAATCGATTTTGTTGCTGCCCCACTTACACAATTAGTGGGCCGTAATGGGCATGGTAAAAGCTCTATAGCCCTTATCCTAGAAGAAGTATTATTTAATAAGAACTCTAAAGGTATTAAAAAGGCAGATATTCTTAATCGCTATGTTAAAGATAAGTCGTACACAATTGAATTAGACTTTAACCGTGATGGCACAGACTACACAATTAAGTCTAGTCGTGGTACTGCACAAACTGTTAAGCTATTTAAAGATACTGTAGATATTAGTGCTCACACAGCAACGGCTACTTATAAGATGATTGAAGACATATTAGGATTTGATCACAAGAGTTTTGCACAAATTGTCTATCAGTCAAATGCTAGCAGCCTTGAGTTTTTAACAGCTCCTGATACTGCTCGTAAAAAGTTTTTGATTGAGATTTTAAATTTAGGCAAATATACTCGTGCTGCTGAAGTTTTCAAAGAAGTTTCAGCTCAGCTTAACAAAGATATTGCTAGTGTACAATCACAAGTAAATACTGTGTCTAGCTGGTTAAACAAGTACGAGAAAACAGACTTAACCTTAAAAGAAACCGTACCTACTCCTGAGCTAGATACCAGTTTAATCGCTGAAGCTTCTGCGCTTGAGTCTAGTATTAATACTATTGAGTCTACCAATAAAAAGGTTAGTCAAAATAATACTTACAAGCAGCTGCAAAGTAAGATCAAACTGCTGCCAGTTCCCGAAAAGCCTGAAACTGATATTGAAAGTATTAGAGCTAAAGATAGACTATTAAGTAATGAAGTTATCGAGTTACAGAAAACTGTAAAAGATAGCAAAGCTTTTGTTCAAAAAATGACTAAACTAGAAGGTGTTTGTCCTACCTGTTTACAGCCTATTGATACCCATAAAATTTCAGAATTAATTAATGAACAGCATGATATCAAAGAAACTAGCGAAGCTAAACTTAACCGGCTGTTTATTCAACTAGAGGAAATATATAAAGAATCTACCCAATATGCTGAGGGATTAACGGCCTGGCAAAATGCTCAGAAATCCCAAGAAGATTGGGAAAAGTATCATACTCTAATTGATACAGAGTTACCAGAAGTATTATTAGATAAACAAACACTACAGCAACAATTCACAGAACTACAAACTAGCATCAGCAATACTAAACGCAGAATAGTTGAGGCCGAACAATACAACAAAGAAGTAACTGCACACAATACTAAAGTAGATTTAGTATCAAAACAATTGGTTGAAATGAACCAAGAGTTAGAGGTTTATAGTGGTAAGTTGCATGAATTAAGCGAAAGAATGAGTATTTTAAATGTTTTAACAAAAACATTTAGTACAACAGGTTTAGTAGCATATAAAATTGAGAGTTTAGTAAAAGACTTAGAAGAGATTACAAATAAATATTTGGTTGATCTAAGTGATGGAAGATTTCAAATCAGTTTCAAAATTAGTGCTAGCGACAAATTAAATGTTGTTATTACTGATAATGGAAAAGATATTGAAATTCTGGCTCTTAGTGGCGGTGAGAAAGCAAGAGTTAATGTGGCTACATTATTAGCCATTAGAAAGCTAATGCAAACATTGTCCAGTTCTAGAATTAATCTACTAATACTGGATGAAACTGTAGAAACACTTGATACTGACGGAAAAGAAAAGTTAGTTGAAGTATTACTACAAGAGGAACATTTAAATACTTTCCTAGTAAGTCATGGCTTTAGTCATCCGCTTCTAGAAAAGATTAATGTTATTAAACGTAACAATATATCCCAAATAGAGGTTTAATATGGTTAAAATTGAAGAACTAAAAAATGGTGCTGAGGCTACTTACACTAAAGACTATAGTAATGAAAAAGGATTAATTGGATTACATAATCTGATTAGTCGTCGGGAACTTGAGTCTATGGTAGTTACTAAAGGTACAGTAGTTTATACTATTGATGAGCAAGAGTTTGGTGAAAAGTCTGCTGCGGCAGCTCCAAAAGCTGCTCCAAAAACAGTAGCACCTGCACCTGCACCTGCAACTACTCCAGAAGCCCCCGCAGCTGAGTAATGGTTGTAGACGCTAGGGCCAAAGGTGCTAGAACAGAAACCACAGTACGTGATCTGTTAAAAAAGCATACTGGTTTAGCATGGGAAAGAGTACCTGGATCAGGTGCTCTTGACCCTAAACATCAGCTTAAGGGCGATTTGTACGTACCTGGGCGAACCAACCTTTGGTGTGTAGAAGTAAAAGGCTATGCGGAAGATCACCTTACTTCACACTTATTAACATCAAAAACTCCGCAATTAGTAGATTTTTGGGAACAAACTACCCGTCAAGGTACACAAGTTTCAAAAAAACCACTACTAATATTTAAATTTGATCGCAGCAAGGTATTCGTTGCATTTGACGAAATGCCTAATTCACAAAACTACAGATGCATTTACTACAATCATGAGAGTCATGAATTCTATGTAGCACTACTAGAAGATTGGCTTAAGTGGGAGCACCCAGTATTTGTAACTTGACAAAACAGCACAGCAGTGGTATAATAACAGATTAACACACAAATAATATGTCAAAAACATTCACAAAAATAACCGAATCAGACCGTACTCTGCTAGTTGTTGACTCACTTAATCTTGCCTTTCGCTACAAACATAGCGGAGCTACAGATTTTGCCGAAGATTACTTACGCACAGTTCAAAGTCTTAAAAAATCATATAAAGCATCTCATGTGATTATTGCTGGCGATCAAGGCTCTAGTAGCTATCGTAAAGCTATTTATCCCGAGTACAAACAAAATCGTAAAGACAAGTTCGAGAATCAAACAGACGCTGAAAAAGCAGCGTTTGAGTTGTTCTTTGAGGACTTTACAAAAACACTAGAACATATTGCTGAATCAACAGACTATCCAGTCTTACGTTTTCAAGGCGTTGAGGCAGATGACATTGCAGCATATATTGTAAGTAAAAAATCAAAATTACCAGTTGATGACATTTGGCTTGTCAGCTCAGATAAAGACTGGGATTTATTAGTTCAACCTAACGTATCGAGATTCAGCTATGTTACACGTAAAGAAGTTACAGTTGCTAATTGGAATGACCACTATGACTTTAATCCAGAAGACTACATTAGTATTAAATGTCTTACAGGCGATAGTGGTGATAATGTTGCTGGGGTGCCTGGTATTGGACCTAAGCGAGCCGTGGGACTGGTTAATGAATATGGCAGTACTTACGATATTATTGCGAGCATTCCTATTAGTGGTCGATATAAATACATCCAAGCACTAAATGAATGTAAAGATCAACTAGAATTAAACTATAAATTAATGGATTTGGTTACCTTTTGCGAAGATGCAATTGGTACTGAAAATTGTAAACAAATTGATGAAACCTTAGAGTTATATTTAAAATGAACGGAACAACTATTACAGCAGGCGCTTATAATGCAAACACTATGACTTATGCTTCTTTACTAGAGTGTATGTTAAAACCAGGAGCTAAGCTTCCTGAACGTGCACATTATGGTGATGCTGGAGCAGATTTATTTGCATATGAAGATTTGGAAATTTATCCCGATGAGCAAAAACTTGTTGATACGGGTATAGCAATTAAAATTCCACAAGGCTTTGCAGGCTTTGTGTACAATAGAAGCTCTCAAGGAAAAAAGGGAATTACTATCCCTCACAGCGTAGGCGTGATTGATAGTGGTTATCGTGACACAATTAAAGTTTTGTTAAAAAATATCGGTGATGACCCTTATAAAATTACAGCTGGTGATAGAATTGCCCAGTTGGTTATTCAGAAGGTTGA